GCTACGGCAAGGCAAATCCACTAATGGGAACGTCTTGCGCCCAAAATTGTAAGACAGGTGTGCTAGTCACGCTGCTTATCGCGGCGTTCGGGCTGGCACATGAGATTGATTTCCGAGAGCAGTGCGGGAGAGATTCCGACTGCGCCTCGGAACATTTGGAGAAACAATGAAGCTGAAAGAGTTATCGAAGATAGCCAAGGATATTGGCGAGGAGAAGATCATCAAGATGATCGAGAAAGAAACAGCAAAACTGAGAAAGCGTGACGATGGGATGGTCAAGGTCGCAGACCTAGCAGACAACCTCATCGCTGAGATAAGGAGCAAAGACAATGGGTGATGTGGTAGATATGCAGGGTAACACCTTACGCGATAGAGTGACGCAAGAACCAATCCGGGATCGTGATCGTATGCTAACGCCCCCACGCTCTGATGTGTTCTCAAGGCTGGAGCAGTTTGCACTGACTGCGAATTGTGAAAGCCATCTGATCGAATACTTCAGAGACAAAGAGCGTTTAAACAGCTATGTCACTGGTTGCCTGAGAAGATTTGCCGAAGCTGATTACGGCACTCTGACCGAGACAGATGTGAAGGAGAATCTGGACAACATGCAAACGGGTCAGATGATGATCGGGGTGTACCCCTTCGATGAGAACCCGAAGGCAGGCAACCTAGACCTGCGTACCTATCTGATCCTCGATGCTGGTCACGAAACCCTGACCATGCTGATGCCGGAGGACTACTGATGGATAAGCCTTGGATAGATGCAGCCATGCACATGCGTGAGCAAGGCAAGAAGCTGCAAGACATCGCAGATGTTGTGGGTGTGGCCCCGTCCACAGTACGCAACGAGCTTCGCTCTCACATGGGTATCAGCAAGTACGATGAGGTGAAGCGATACGTTGTTGATTTCAACAAATCAGAACGCACCAAGCGAATCCGAGAGTCGCTGCGTTTAAACGAGAAACCTGCACAGATCGCTGATCGAGAAGGAGTGAGTAGACAGTACGTCTACTTCCTCAAGTGGAAGATGAACGATGAAGTCATCAAGGCTGTCGATGCCCTTGGCGACAAGGACTACATTGACGATAAGGTGGGCATCTTGCAGACGCAGGAGCAACGCAACGAAACGATCCGTGAGATCGAAGAAATGCTAGGCCAGAAAATATAGTTGACATTCCTGTCAGCTATGGTACGTTAGTAACACGCAACAAAAGGAGAGCGTAAATTGAAATCAATAGACAAACAAATCAACGAACTGAGGCAGGCTTTAGCGGCTGCTACAACGCATTGTTCAGCCCTAAAGATGGTTGAAGTACACATCAAGGCCGAAAACATGGGTGGTATTAAAGAATCATATGAGCTAACCATCGGGCTGGAAGAAAGCCTTAATCGCGCACTGGATATACTCAACGGAGAAGACGTATGACTTTGAAAGAAGTTACCTACAAAGCCGCAGCCGACGGCAAACTGGTGGATCGCAGCGTGAAAAATGTTGCACTGACCGATCAAGAGATACTGCTGATTCTAAACACGTTTCGGAGGATACCTTTCGATTTAGAGCAGGAGCTTGAACACGCTCTTAACGAACATCCCGACACGATCTTTGAAATCTGAATTAACGGGGGCTACGGCCCCCATCAACCTACCCGCTCATCTTCACAGGTGAGCGGTAAGTCCCATCGGTATAGTCGTATTTCAATTCAACACAACCAACCCTCCCGCTCTGTTTAAACCTTATCTTCTTCACATGAATCCGAATGTCATCGGAACCCTGCGTGAAATCTCTTTCCACGATCAAAATGTTATCCGCTTTGTTATAGAAGTTTGCTGATCCGGCAATGTCGTATGGCTCTGGCACAGGGAACGAACCGTCTTGGTTCCTTCTCAGCTTCGCAGGATGCGCCACAAGAAAGATCGCGCACTCGTTGGCTGCTGCCCACCGCTTTAATGTTGCGAGCATCTGGGACACATACTCGGTCTCTGTCCACCCGCTTGGTCTGCGATGCTCAAACTCGTTGTACGGATCAAGGATCAACCCGCGCACGTTTGGGTATCGCTGCACACAAGCAGTCGCATTCTCCAGACACCAATCCACAGTCGGTGCCTCATCGTCTGAGCGTATCCAGTAATAATGATTTCCGATAAATCCTACCGCCTTTCCCCATTCCTCATGGCTCATCTTCTGCCCAGATTGCGTATCCCACGCAGGCTTGCGTATGTACTTTGCTGCGAGCTTGTTGATGTGTTCATCAACTGGATTCTCAAACGAACAGACCGCGAATCTCCAGCCATGCTCTGACGCAAGGTTTAAACAGATCTGATCCATGAATTCTGATTTGCCAACGCCCGGAGCGCCGGAGATTATGTTCAGCTCACCAGCCCTCACCTTATAATTCCAATCCATCGCGGTGATCCCTGTTGAGATTCCCGTCTTCACTTCCCCATTCAACAAAGCAAACGCATCATCGGCGTATGCTTTCGTTTCATGTAAAGCCTTGAGAGGCCACGGCTCTGCCGTTTCGACCAACTCTCGCAGACGTTCCTTCCCGTACCCAATCAGCACATCATTCGGGTCTTTGCATCCCTCGTCCCACTCAACCCGCCAGCACCTGTGCCTGCCTAGCCTACGCGCAAGCTCGTTACGCATAGCTATGCCCACGGAATCCCCGTCCGTGAGAAGCACGATCCTTTTGAAACCATTCAGATCACCGTTCAACTCATCAATCCAACTGAGCTTCTTGTCGCTCGCACCGTCAGGTACGCTGATTACGTTGCTCAGTCCCGCCTCTAGGCAGGCCAACGCATCGACCTCGCCTTCGGTGATAATTAGGTGCGGTTGATCCGTATCGACCATGTTCCAGAGATACGGCAAGCGATGCCCATCCTTAATCTGGCTGAACTTCTTATCTTGTGTGCGAAATTTCACGTTGATGGTCTTGCCATCTTTGTCTCTATGAACAAACGCGATTGCTTTCTTCGTCTCCCCACCTATGAATGCCTCGCCGGTCTCCACTCCAGCCATGTCCAACGTGGCTTCAGAAATCCCTCGATTGGCAAACCACTTCACCACCCCTTCGCTCAACTCATTCAAATCAGGAATCTTGGGAACCTTCTTCTCCACCTTCTGTTTAAACGGACTTTGCATTGTATTTCTCCAGACGTTGCCCTCCCAATCACAGTGATGGCAGCGCCACTGCGCCCCCTCTCCGTCGATGGACATGCTCAGGCACTTTTCGTGTTTATTTTTTGTGCGGGTATCACTGCATGACGGGCAGAGAATCTTGCTCTGACCCTCGCGCAGATCGCGGGAGGCAAACCCTAGGGTTGCCAACTCATCGTAGAAGCCCACGGCTAAGGGGCGGTTTTGTATTGGATCGAACCGTCTGGGTTCATCTTGCGCCCAGATACGTCACGCCTGTTCTCTAGCGCAGCCTTTTTGTCTTGGCTTGCCAGATAAGCAGAGGTGCTTAGGAACCAGCGTTGCTGCGTCTTGATTTCTGCATCGTAGGTCAGCCAATCATCTCGGCTTTGCAAGACTGCATCTAGGTTGGGGATATTTTTGTAGGCTTTTACCCACCGATCATAATCGGCTTGCTTCAGCTTGATGGTGTTTCCGTCGAAAGCGTATTCGCTCATGTTGTTTCCTTATGTTGCGATTGTGAAATCATCCAAGGCGTAATGATTGACAGGCTCCATGTCCTGACCATCACCCCGATCCTTCCGCCCACCCCACTCAACCTTGGTTGGTGTTGTGTCCAGATCTAACGTTGCAATGGTTCCACAACTCCATTGCACCACTAAAACTACACGCTTGCCCGTGGCGCTGGCAAGTGCTTTCGCATCCGCCGCTTTATGCACACTCAACATATACGTTGGGAACGTGCGAAAGGCGTGGGTGCGTATCTTGATCTCGCCAAACCCTTCGACCTCTCCATTGTCATCGACAAAGCAGAAGTCAATCGGATACATATTGGGATTCTCTTTTGCCTGTAAGCCCCATTTACTGGCGACTTGTTTTGCTAACTTCCGCTCTCGCTCTTTGTCAGCCTCACTCTCATATATCGGTCTCATTGTTCACCTTGTTGCGAAAAGAATCGTTAATAACAGTTCGGACGGTGAGAGAAGGACGCTCCCCCCAAACCCCCCTCATTTTGAGGACGGTGGAGAGAGTCGCCTCAGTTCGGACGGAGCCGAGCATGGACATTGCCGCTTATTTATTACGCGCATTGCGGCCTTACCCCCTTGCGCGATTCCTTGCTTTCTTAAAAAAGCACAGGTTTAATTCGCCTGTCAACTCTATCTCCATAGAAATGACTCCTTTGTTGCGAAGGACGGCCCACCTTCATCACCCGTCGATTGGGGGTGGGCCATTTTCGTTGTGACTTATCTCCTTGATCCAGACTTCCGACCTAGGGTTCTCTTTGTCGAGATACCTGCAACTGCTTATCTGTTTAAACTGACGATCATTTGCATAGATCAGACCCTGCAACGCATCTAGCAAGATGCTGGGATCGAGATCCTGCCTGCGGCTGGGATAGTAGATGTCTGCGTGGAAAGAAAGATCTCCCTCCAACATCTCATCCATTGGCTGAACTTGGGCCTTTACATCTTCCGCGAACTGTAATGCTGGCTTGCTTTTGATGAGCCTTGGTGTGCCGCCAAACGTGACCAGCCGCCTACCATTCGCCTTGGAATGGGCAGCTCCAAAAATAATTAGCTTGACTTGTCTCTTATCCATGTGTTCTTATCGTCACACACCTTCGCAACAAGGATAACACATGAACTACACCAACGAGCTTGGTTTGCCTGCGCCTTTGGCAGCAGCACTCACGAAAGACACTTACAGTAGAGGCGATGCCTCGTACTCAGCCACCGGCTTATTGCGTCCACCGCGCATGGCTGCACTCTTCGATGATCCTGACAACATCGTGTTCCGTGATGTGTCCGAAAACCTTTGGACGCTGTTCGGTACTGCTGTGCATTCGATTCTTGAAGACTCCAAACATCCTGACTTCATCACCGAGGAGCGCCTGTATTGCTCTGTAAGCGGCGTTAAGCTGTCGGGTGCTATAGATGTCCAGCACATCCAAAAAGACGGTACGCGAATTCTACAGGACTATAAGACACGCAAAGCGTATGGCGTGATGAACAATGATAGCGATGAGAAGCAGCTAAACATCTACGCATACATCGCGCACAAGAACGGCATCAAGGTGAGCGGTTTACAGGTCATTAACTTCGTCAAGGATTGGAGCCGACACGAAGCAGAGCGCAAGCCTGACTACCCACCCCAAGACATTTTTATCCAAAACATCCCACTCTGGCCCACCGAACAGTCCGAAGCGTTTGTGATGGAGCGTATCGCTGCACATGAGGAAGCTAGGGCTGGCAATCTACCTGACTGCACCGACGAAGAACGTTGGCTGCGTGATGACAAGTTTGCCGTGATGAAGGAGAAGCGGGTACGCGCAGTGCGTGTGTTCGATTCACAAGAAGAAGCGGAGACATTCATCGCCGCTCAGAAAGACGCAGACAAACACACCATCGATCACCGTCGAGGACAACCTATACGATGTGAGCAGTTCTGTGATGTGGCTGACTACTGCGACCAATTCGCAACGTTTAAACAGGAGAATAGTGTTGAGTGATAACAAGCTGCTTGAAGCAATCAATCACATGGAATCATTGTCCGATTCCGACAAGATCAATATCAAGGGAAAGCTCTACGCGAAGGTCACTACTCGCGTTGTGGCTTTCCGTAAGGCATATGGAGACAAAGGGAGGATCACCACCAAGATCCACACCTCCAATGAGAATCGCGTTCTGATCGAGGCTCAAGTCCATGTCCGTGATGGCAATGTATGGCACTTGATTTCTAACGATTGGGCAGAAGAGTTCCGCAACGATGGCCCTATCAATAAGAAGTCAGCAACAGAGAACTGCGCTACCTCTGCCATAGGTCGGGCGCTCGCTGCATTAGGGCTAGGTGGGGGCGAATACGCCAGCGGAGATGAGGTGCAGTACGCCATTGAAGAAAAGCAGGGCGTGTCACCAAAAGCAAAGGCAAAAGCGGAGCCTGTCAAGACAGATGTTGTGCCCACATCGGAGGACTTCTTCAAGAAGAACACAGATGTTCTGATTGATGAGCTTGCCTTAGTAGAGACACCAGAGGAAGCGAAGACTGTCATGGGTCAGCACTGGCCTTCGCTCAAGAAAGAATACGAGGGCCACCCTGATTGGAGTGCATTTTCCCAGAAGATTAAGGGGCGGCTAGAGCAAATAGCAGCAAAACCAAAAACGGAAGAAAAGGACTTACCATTCTAATGCAATACGATAACGAAAAATCTGGCGCACTGTTTGCCAACAAGGACAAGAAAGAAAATTGGCATCGAGATATGCAGGGTTCGATTACCGTCGAGGGTGTCGAATACTACATGGATGGATACAAAAAGGTATCCAAGGAGGGTGTCCCATTCATTAGCATCAAATTGAAACCAAAGGTTGCGACTGCAAAAAAAGCAGCTACCGATAAGCTGGCAGAAGACGCAGACTTTTCAGACTTTGGCCTGTAGGAGTTTGTATGAGCAAAATAAAAGCACACGTTATGGATCTGCATGAGCGGCTCAATGAGTCGCAGATTGCGGAGCGTAACGCACGATTAAAGTTGAGCGAGATCAACGCGACAGTAGTGAAGATCCAAAAAATGCACCACATAGATGATGAGGATTTGCTGATCGAGATCGATAAACGATTGGACGCTTCGCTCGAAAGAGTTCGTCAACTCGAAGAGCTTTACGAGATTGGCAGCAAGATAACCAAAGACTTTGAAACAAAAGACTTGGGCTAAGAAGCTACGAAGCAGAAGGTATCTGCAACTGGTACGAGAGCAGGGCTGCTTGATCTGCTACCGCCCAGCGCAGGCGCACCACCTTACGTTTGTTGAGGATGATGGGCTGAGAGGCATGAGGCGTAGCGGCGATCAACATGCAGTCCCGCTCTGCGATGACCACCATAGGGGTCTACATGCTTATGGCAACGAAAAGAGATGGTGGGCGATGGAAGGCATTGACCCACTTACATGGATCGAAATGTTTAAACGCAATGAAGGGAAGGGATATGACTCAGAAGAAAACATCGAAGGCAGCACCGAAGGCAGCACCGAAGAAGAAATACTACAAGACCAAGAATGAAGCCATCGAGGAATTAAAGAGTGAGCTAGAAGCTGCTGCATTCCTACATCGTGAGCAGATTGCACAGATGCAGATCGAGCATCAAAAAGAACTTGACGCTGCGCGTGAGCGAGACGATGAGATATTGAACATGAATGACGATCTCTTCGCAGAAAAAGACGAGTTGATGGAGGAGCTTAATACGATTAAGCGGCGACGATTTCACAAGTGTAGTAGCGTTGCGGATCTCGCTGACTACTTATCTGCAAACGATCTTGCCGAGCTTCTCTTTTACGCCCAAGACATGGTGCAGTTTGGTTTGTTTGTAGACCGAAACGAAGACGATGAACCTATACTTAATCCACTTGATGTTGATCGAACTGATGAGGGCGATCCAGCCATCTTCCCCCAGCGCGGCAAGACCGTTGTGGTGGTAAGGCATGTGCCTTGCGGGGATTGTGATTCTGAGGATGAGGTTCACTGATGAAAGGCGAAGATATAGCAGAGAGCTTTGAAGCAAAGAAGTATGCGTATCGCCAAACAAAGGATGGCATGGTGCTGTCCTTTGTTCTTCATCCTGATGATGTGCCAAAGGAGATGGCTACTGCTCCCATCGGTCAGCGATACATGGTTGCCTGCGCTCAGATAGATGACCATGAGAATCCCATAAGGCCAAGGGCAACTACAGATGCAGAGAAGGCTTTGGCTAGAGCTAACCTTATATGCAGGGATGAGACGTATATTCAGTGGGTTCGTATGAACTACTACCAGTGGGATGTCGTGGATGAAACGCTAGAAGACGAAGAGTATGCAGCACAGGTCATTAGATTTATCTGCGGCATCGAGTCTCGATCAGAACTGAAGACCAACCCGGAAGCCAGAGAGCGTTTAAACGAACACTTGAAGTTGTTTGAGAGTGAGGTTCAGGCGTGAAGACTTGGTACACGGAGAAGCTGCGATCTATGAGGGCAGATCAAAATATGTCCTTGCAGGAGCTTGCGGATAAGTCAGGCATGAATCGTGGGTACATCAGTCAGGTAGAGTTGGGCAAGAGGAAGCCTAGCTTTGAGGCTGTAGAGACTATCGCAGGTGCGCTAGGGGCCACTATATACATACAGCTAGAAGCCCCAGAAGCGCCTTCTACTGCGTCACCACGCAATAAGAAGCGTGTATCCATAGCAAGTAGATTCTGGAGGCAATAATGACAAAGGAAACAATAGAAGAGTTCATAGCTCGCGGTGGCGAAATCAAACAAGTGCCGTTTGGCAAAAAGAAATATAAAGAATATTGGGCGCGATGGGAGAAACCAGACGGAGGCTTCAGTTTCAAAGTGCTGCAAAATATCCGCAAAAACCGTCGCAAAATGCGAGGACTCTCAACCAAATAACGAAGGACGGTAGCATGAAGTATCACATCGTAGTGCATGAGATTACATGCAAGTACACAGAGGTTGAGGCTTATACTAGAAAAGAGGCTGAAGAGATTGCTAGGGCTAATGGCGGAACGTGGCTTAGACTCCCTCTACTTCTTGAGCGTAAGGTAGTACGGACACATGATGAAAACGAACCCCACGAATCCCCAGCAGAAATCGGTAAGTGAATGGCATTTCATATGCTTGGATTGCGACATGAAAGCATTTAAACACACCTACCCGGAAAGCTGCCCGGAGTGTGGGAAGAGAAAATTGATAATTACTGACTTGCGATGGAGGGGTAGAGCAAGCAATAATGATGACGGGTAAGATGCTTGAGCAATTCTCTCCTGCCCGTCCCCACAACGGGTACCCCAAAGTGGGATCAAACAGGCCACAGGCGTTGGTTGAGCATCGCCTATACCGAAGCGTTCCCGTCCGCTTGGCCGAAGGCGGGTTTACTTCTTCTTTTTCTTCTTCACACCTGCTTCGCTTAATGCGATAGCTATAGCTTGCTTCCTGTTCTTAACCTTCTTACCAGACCCACCAGACTTCAGCTTGCCTGACTCAAACTCCCGCATGACCTTGCGTACCTTGGCCTGCTTCTTCTTTTTGGCGGGGCCGCTGCTGGTTTGCTTACGCTGTTGCGCTCGACTGATAGCCATGACTACTTACCGAACTTCTTCTTCTGCGATTTAGGCGGTGACTTCCTGCTACCACCCTTGCTCCAAAAGAGTTTGTTGGCCCAGAAAGCAGCAGATGTTTTGCCCTTCTTTATGTTCTTCCCATGACGGGCCTTGAAACTCTTACGCGCCTCATCCGAGTAGTTGTGGCCCATCTTCTGGTCGCCAAAACGGATGATTTTCATCTTACTGCCATCTCTGACAGCTACTACTCCTTTCTTTGTGGGGTGACTTGGAGTTCTCTTGGGCTTGTTTAAACCAGTTAATCCAACCTTCTTCAGCCTGTTCTTTTCCGCATCTGTCAAACTCATTTGCGATGTCTCGCTGTTTTCTTAGCTATCTTCTTGGGCTGTTTGGAGAACTGCTTTCCTTTCTTTGTGTCTGCTCTTTTCTTTCTGGAAGTGGCAGCGTACTCCTTGTCTGATAGAGCGTCTCTAGCCGCCTTCGGGAGATACCTTTCACCTGTTGCCTTCTTACCTTGCGTTGATTTCTTGCCTGACTTGGTGCCCCAATCCTGCTTTGTCCATTTCTTCAATGACTTTTGTGACTTCTTGAGCGGCATACCTTTCCCTGTTATTTCTTAGCATTAGCCCTGCGTACAGCTTCCTTACCTTTACGCGCTATTTCAGCCTGCTTCTTTTTCCCAGCGACCTTGGCTCTCTGCTCCAGCACAGTCAGTATTTGTATCTTTCTGGCAAAAGGTTTCTTTATATTCTTAACCTTTCTTACCGTGTCTCTTGCGTCCTTCTCTGTCGCAAACTTAATACTAACAGTATCTTTAGGGTTTTCATCCGTATATAATCTACGCCCTGAACCCTTGGGCTTCTTGCCTGTACCCTTCTTGGGATCAGCCATTATTTATACCCGCCGCCTGCATCCTTGTAAGCCTTCGCTAACATCTGGGCTTTACGCGCCGACCACTGCCCCGGCTTACCGCCCTTGCTTCCAGCCTTGATACGATTGAACTGGCGCTTACGCATCTCCGGCTTGGTGTAGTTTCCCGCTTCGTTGACGCGGGACTTACTCTTTTTCTTCTTAACCTTTCCGCCCTTTGCGTATCGTTTAAACATCATATTCTCCGCTGCGAATCATTTCGGTGACGCGAATCGCCCTCATACCAACCTGCTTCGCCCACTTACTATCCATAAACTCGTCTGCGGCAATATCAAATTGCTCACGCGACATGGCCTCCAAAGCCTTCACAAAGCCACGCAATCTGGTCAGACCAAGATTAAAACATATGTCAATCATGGCATCTTTGCGTGGATCGTTCATCGAGTTAAACCAAAAGTAAGCATCTGATAGTTCTTCTTTGACTCTAGTAATATCATTAGCCAGAAGATAATCAATCTCATCGTCAGATAAACCTAGTCCCGACTCTGAGACGTTTCTGCCAACACCTATGGTTTCATAGCCAGCACTGCACAGGTAAACCTTTGACTTAACACCCTCATGGCGCTTAATCATTTCGACTAGCTTACTCATCACTTCTCCCGTGCTACGGATTTGACCTTCTCGTATGAACGCATAGCACCCAACCCCAACATTCCCATCATAACGGGCACTAGGAGCGTTGTATCTACCTCTGGCACATCTACCCAGATGCTGATTATATTAGCGATGATAGTGTTGTAGAGCAGACCCAGCGCACAGATCCAACCAATAGCAGGTCGCCACCCAGCAACGAACAAGCTCTTGTGTGCAGCCTCCATCTTGTTGATCTCAAGCTGTCCCTTGAGAGCTTCTTGGGCGTGACGCTCCGACATGGTGGCAATCTCATGGGCCAAAGCATTCTTTTGATCTTTGTCCTCTATGAACTTATCCAGCAAACCTGCGACTGGCCCAATTAGTTGTCCGACTAAACTCATTATTTATTTCCCTCCCTAGCTTTTCTTTCATCTCGTATTCTTAGTTTATTGGTGACTCGATTTGTCGTGGCTGCTGCCTCGATAATAGCCTTACGTTGCAGTCTATATCGCTCCAACGTCTGGAAGTGTGCGTTAATCCTCCTGTTCTTTTCTGGTCTGGATAACGTCTTATCTCTTTTCAGGCGGTTGATACCCGTCTTGATTTGACTTTCTTCCCTATCCAAATACTGCAACGAAAGACGTATCTGGTCGGGGTCAAGAGTGATCGCGTTTAAACCAAGCAGTCGGAACATAGATTGATTAAGAGTATCTGGTGCGACTCCATTTGGTTTGCTGTCACCTTTTAAAGCGGTGTTGATTTTAGAAACCGCGCCGTATTCTGTGTTCAAGAACCCCGGCAACAAGTATTGATTCGCTGCCCAGAACATCGCATCGGTTATCTTACCTCTGTTATAAAAAGGTCTTTCGATAGCTTCCTTGATATACAGTGGATCAGTCGGATTAACGATGGGCCTATCTGTAAACGAGTCTCTGTTTTGGCTTATGTCATACAGCGACCAACCGGGGCCACCGAACATTCCCAACGTCGTTGAAATATCTTTTAGCTGTAGCCCTTGTTCTAGCGGCGATCCTGCACCAACGGCTTTCTTACCACTAACAAAGGCTCCATTGATAAGATTGGTAAACGATCCCCAAGGATATAGATACGATGTATCTAGGAACTGTAGCCTGCCTTCAGCATCTCTAGCTGGTAAGGGTATCAGACCCGGATTGCCTCTGATGTAATCGGGCATGGATGCCTTGATCTGCTCATACTCATCATCGTCTATGTCGAAAGCATTCATAAACAGTGCTGGTAGCGCATACGAGAGCGCCACATAAGGGGCGAATCGCATAGGGTTACGCAGTGCAGTCTTTGCTAGTACCGGCAGCACCTTGTATTGAAACGTCAGGAACGGAATACCCAGTGGGCTTTGCCGTAATCCCCTGACAATATCGGGCACATCGCCATAGTCGAACAAGTATTCTTGCGCTCTCAAGAAGGCATCATCTGCACTGCCGCCTTGACGATCCATGACATCAATGGCAATGGCTGTTTTACCCACCACCTCGATGCCTTGATAAATGTTGCTGGCTTTCTGTGCCAACCGCTGCCATGTGTTGAGCTTCAACCAGCCAAACAATCCTAGGTCTTTTGCATCTACAGACTTCAAGAAGTCGAGCATGTCATCCTGCATGGTGATTAGCTCTTGATCTGTAAACGAGGATTGCTTTACGCCTCGCGCTAACATCTCTTGATAGTGCTTGGCATTTGCGAAGTCGCCATTGTTGTAGGAAACTATCTCTCGCGTAGCCTCTATCATGCGCGGCAAAACACGATAAAAAGGCACACCCGATAGGTGGATAAGTATTGCGTTACTGAACGTGTTACGCGCAATCGTGGGTGGGTTGAGAGGCACCTTGATGGTCTTCCAGATAGCAGTCAGCTTCCTGCCCTTGCTACCTATGTTGACGTAAGCCTGATCGCCTAGGTTTAACATAAATCCAGAAGAAATAACGTTGTCGTATATCTCTGATCTGACAAGCCTGCCAGACAACATGCCGTACTGCTTACCTCTTGGAACTCGTTTAAACGCAGCACCATAGCCTTGAGTATCCCCGGTGACATCCCGGTTCGGCTCGTTGTAATACTCCATGATGTCGCGCTCAGTGAATGTCTTAATCACCGTTTGATCTAGCTCTTCCGCCTGCCGCCGCAAGGTTGCTGCCTTGTTTGGATCGGCTGCTTCTACCGCATCAGCTATCTGACGCAGCGTTGCCACTTGATCTAGTAAATAAAGGCCGCTTTGCTCCTGTTCGTTGCCATTAACGTCGGTGTATTTGACCATCAGAACGTCATCTTCTACCGTCCAAGCGTTGTTACCCGCTATCGAGTTCATAAACTCT